AGGTAAATCATTTTCATAGAAAATCTGATTTTTTTACCATACATATACAGAAATGATAATTGGAACCGTAATTAGTATGATGACAGAACAGGATTTTTGGGATAAGTTCAATAAGAAGCACAACTCAAAGTATTATTATGACACGAAAAACAAAAAGAAAATTAAGCTTGAACCAAAGAGACAACGACGTTATCCCTTATTCAAAAGTAAGAGTTGAGTGGATTGATATCTTGAGTGATTCAGGTTGGGCCGATGAAAAAGGTTTTAACAAAATGAGACTAGCCTATCCTGTTAACGAAGGTTGGTTGTATAACAAAGATAGATATGCAATTAAGTTGTTTGCGTCTTATGACAGGGACGATGATGGTTCTTTAAATTTTGGAGATCGTACAATGATTCCTGTTGCGTGTGTTAAGAAAATAGTTAAGATAGATTAATGGGTCCTCTTACATACTACTTGCTACTGACAATTTTTATGATTTCTTGTTTGTTTCTTCTGACTTTAATTCCTCGGTAATTTCCAATGGAAGAGCGTCAACCTGTTTCGCGTTCAGAATTGGTGCGTAATCATCTAATATTTTTTTCATTTTTAATTCTAATTCTTCCTCTGATAGGTCCTCTAGTTTCCCTGTTTTTATTATTTTTCTGTCTATATATAATCCTGCAGCCATGCCACGATTCTTTTCTGCGTTGGTCGCAGCGGAAAAAGCGCCCTTCTTCAAAGCCGCCTCTCTAATCTTACCAAGTTCTGCTACGTGTTTATCGTAGGTAACTTCATATTTTTTTAATTTTTCTTCTCGTAATGCGCCTATGTATTGTACTACTAATGGTGATAGTCTTGGATTCTGTAATTCTGATGCTTCAACCCTAGCTCTTTTCTCGCTGTAACCAGCGGCTATAGCTGCATCCACACCTGTAGTTCTACCTTCGTTGAATATGAGATATTCAGCAAATTTCATCTGCATTGGAGTTAATCTTTTTGGTACACCCATGTTGACAATTTAAGGTAACATTGTTATATTGTCAATATGAAAGATGATCCGCAAAATGGAGAAAGAGCTGAACAGGCTACGTATGAGGATGAACATACTTCGAGACGTACTGTTACTATTCCTCTTAAAGAATATGATGAATTAAAAGCTGACGAGAATTTTATTAAGAGTAAGACTCTGATTGATATTATAGATAATATTGAAAGATTGGTTAGAGCATTAAGAAAACATATAGTAAGGAAATAATGGAAGATAGAGGAGAATTAGATTTGAATAAAAGGGTTGAAGAACTAGATAAGTCATTGTCTATAGCACTTGAAATTAATGATAAATATCAAAGAGAGAATAAAAAACTCGAAGACAAAGTAAGAGCTGCTGAAGGGGAGACATCTATTATAAAAGGAATTGGAATAAACTCACCTGAGATGAAAGAAAAAGATAAACTTATACAAGAGTTGCGTATGCGTATTAGAGACATGTTATTAATAAGTGAACAGCATAGAAGTATATTAGGTGATGAAATAACTCACAGAAAAAGATTGCAAAAAGAAATTAGAGATTTGAAAGTACAGATGTCAGAGTATTTAAGCGTGCGAACATAATGCTGGTTAAAGATTTACAACAGTTCTTAGGAACTTTTACAGATAAACTTAAAGGCAATGCCATTAGTCATGCCAGAATTTTTGTTGAGAAGGATGGTTTCTTAGAAGATATTACCAGAATGGAAGTGCAGGAGCACATGATAATTGGTCAGCCGGGTTTGCGATTAGTTTTAAAAACTCAGAAAGAAAAGAAAATACACATGGATGATAAATTAATTAAACCGTATTAGGAAGGAGTAAAATGGAAATAACAGATGAGCAAAGAAAAACAATGTTAGCATACTTGTCTAAAAGACCCTATGCTGAAGTGTTTCAATTGGTTGCTATGTTGGTTAGTTTGAAACCAAAGGCACCCAAAACTAACGGCAAAGAGAAAGACAAAGTTACCCCGAAAAACTAGTGGGTGCGGAGCAGAAATTATATAAAAAACTTAAAGCATTTACTCCGCAAATTATCTGGAATAGGATTGAAAACCTTAGCCTTCCTGGCATGCCTGATCTATTGGGCTACAATAATTCTGGCAGGTTTTTCACAGTTGAACTGAAAGTAACAAAGGGTAGAAAAATCCGATTCTCACCACACCAAATTGCATGGCATGTGCAACATCCAAACAATACTTATATCTTGGTCCAGGCCCTCGGTCCATGTACCGTGAATCGTTTTCAAATGTTTCGTGGTTCACGGATCAGGGAGCTTGTAACTTCGGGCTTGGAGCTTGAAGCTTCCTGCTTGGGGCTTGAGGCTTGCCGCCTGGAGCTTGAAGCTTCGGCTTGAGGCTTGGAGCTTGAGGCTTGTAGCTTACGCAGCTCTCTCCAGTACTTTGGATGTTTCCATATATGTGTCATGATTTAATGTTTTCCGTATATAACACGTTTAGTGCTGCGGTCCCAGCATTGTCTACAATCTAGACATTTATTTCCCTGTTTAGACGCCGGGCATGTCACCTGTTTATGGTCAGTTGTCACGCCCGATGTGTAGGGCCACCAGGTAGGAGCCACCCGTTGGTCATTCATATGATCGGAGAGTACTATTTTTAAATTCTTTGGAACTACGTCTGGATCCATCAGGCGCAGGAAGCGCGCTTCACGTGTTGGCAGCCAGTGCCTGGTCTCTGGGGTCCTGTTACATACTTCAAATATATTTTTTAAATGTTGCGCGCTTTGAATGTCTCCTGAGTCGTGCCACCTGAAGACTGGAGCGTCGTCAATTAATGTTACCATAGACTCGACCCATTTTGGGTCATGAAGTTTTTCTAGTCTCCTGTTTAGAGCTGCTTGTACATTGCCAAATCTATACCGGCCCTTCAGTGCATAGCACCCTGAGCAGGTTGAGCCCTTCACATTAACCAACTTAGCGCCTGTAATGCATGCGGCAGCTGGCAGGTTGAATGATGGTCCGGGCATCTTAGATGGTGCGCTCAGTCCTCCGGTTATTTCTTTAGCTTCTTTTTTTAACATTTATAACTTTCTAATCTGGCTGTGCTTTCGGCTTTATCCGGTAAAGCACCGATGAGCCAGGATTATTTTATATCATTCAATTGTGTCCTTTTCATGGCGCTTGGAGCTTGGAGCTTGGGGCTTGAAGCTTGGCGCTTCTGGCCGGCCGCCTTTTTCTTTTTCAACTTCAGGTTGTGCCGGGCCCGCTCTGCAGCGAGCCCAGTATTCCAGGTGATGGACATTAATCTTTTTTCTTGGTTCGCGGTTCCATATCTTTTTTAACTAGTCGCAATATTTCTTCTATTGCATCCGCTATTCTTTTCAATTGTGCTGTATCCATATTTCTCCTTTCAAATTAATCCTATAGTATCCTTCAGTCACTGTCAAGCCTGCAGCTTGGAGCTTGAAGCTTGGAGCTTGGAGCTTTGAACCCGGTGCGCTTCGAGTCTTCTAACCATTTGAAGAACTCTTCACAGCTGGCCAGGTAACTGGCCGGCAGCTGATCATGCGGCCGCAGGAAGTAATGTGTTAAGTCGTTGTGTTTAATCCTTTTCACTTTTTCTTCCATCTTTATTTGGATAGTTTTTGAGATATTCTTCGTCCCAGAAAGTAACTACAATTCTTCCGTTTGTTTTATGAAAAATATCGTAGTCGGTGTCTTTTTTAAAAGCTTTGCTTATCCTTTCATCTACCGTTTTATAATTTATTGGTCTAAAAATTTTCATTTAATATACTCGCGCATGCTGTAGGCTAGGCTATCAATTTGTTCCCATAGCCATTCACCTGTGCTGCCCTGGTGCGGTTCCCATGCCCACTCTTCCAGATATTTATTTAATTTTTTATCAGTCCACTTGTCAAAGTCCTGAGGCAGGTGCTGCCCCAGGTAATGACCGGATGCCCAGATGAGATCCTGCTTACGCTGTTTCTCTATGGACACCTGATTTTTTTTAGTGTTTGATTTTTTCATACTTTTTCATGTCCTCTTTCACTAGTCGCAGAATCTCCTCCAGAGCGTCTGCTATTCTTTTTAATTGTGTTGTATCCATAATTATTCCTTTCTAAATTCATCCTATCATCTCCAGGACAGGCTGTCAAGCTTGGAGCTTGAGGCTTGCAGCTTATTAAAATTCGGGCCTTCAACCTGAGGTTGAATTTTCCTGATCCCAGATCCATGCTCTTCACACCAACTGACTGCAGGTCGTTAGCACTAATAACATGGATCAGGGATCAGTGCCACTATGAGAGTGACACTTGTTAATCTCTCACACTGATCCCAGATCCAACAGCGTCCCTAAAAAGAGTTAAGGCGTTAATCTAGAATAATAACGTCCAACTACTATTGGATCAGGGATCAGGTGTAATTGCTATTCTCCCGCGTTAAACAGAGTAAGCATCACACAACCCGATCCCCGATCCAATGGCGTGGGCTTTACGTCCTACTTTGCCACATTGGATCAGGGATCAGTCGCGGAGCCGTTCCAAAGAATGTGATCAATTCACTCTAATCGCCACTTATCCCGCGCCTTCTTTTTTAGCATCTGATCCCAGATCTCGAGACCATTAGTGAATTCGAGATTCTGCTAGTGGGCTAATCGAGATCTGGGATCAGTTCTGGTTGTAGGTAATAAGTTAGAAGTAAAATATATACTTCACAACCAGAAGTTGTCCCGAGACAGTTATTATTAAGGCTCATATCTCAGGAGCCTATCTATCCTATTTAATGCTTGACAAAGGATTTGTCAAGTGATAAATTTATTTTTTTAACCCTTAACAAAAAGGAGAAAGACATGGGTAGAATAAGACTAAACCAAGAGTATCGGAATAAGATTGCCAATAGAATGAAAATTCACATTGAGCAAGAAGATACTCAGGAAAAAGAAAAGTTTTTTCAAGAACGAGAAAACTTTAAATCACATCAGGATAAAACTTGGGAACTTGCCAAACTATGTGTTGAAAGACAATATCCAAAAGCTGATGTTGACATGGCACATTATCTTCAAGACAAATATCCAAATGTAAATACTATTGCGAAAGATAGTTGCTTTCATTTTGGGTACATGGGAAAACCAGAAGAAAAAGATGAAGAAGATAAATACATCTCTAAACATTTTGACTTTCGTTTAAATGGTGACATTGACGGAGTTGATAGACAAGAAAATGAAGAAAGTTATAGACCAAGCAGTAGAGATTTTGGCTATGCTTATTTTAGAGATGAACTAAAAGCACAAGACCAATGTAATCCTGACATTACGATTGAAATGGAAGGCAAAGACGGAAACCCACATTGGACAAAGTATCAAGACGCTAATGATAAATATCTTGGACAAAATCACACTAGAGATAATCTAACAAGCTATTCCGCACAATGGGATAAGGAATATGAGTTGGATTTAATTGGTCGTGAATATTGTCGTGATAGACAAATTGCAGTTTCAAGAGAGGAATATAAAACTTTTGAAATGTGGCAAATGAAAAAAGGTCATTTAATCATGGCACATTATAAATGGATTAAATCTGTTTTAGCCCAAATGAAAGAAATCAAAATGGGTTTAAAAGGTTATAGATATTTAGATGAAGCGATTGAACTTTGTACTGAACTTGGATTAAATGTCCAAGAAGATGAAGTGATAAGATGTAATAGTTCAGGACTTGTAATCTATAATCCGAAAAATCTAGCTGATAGAATTAAAGGCATGAAAAACAAAAATGTCAGTAGAGAGGATAAAATAAAAGCTAGAATGATATACGAGCAAAATCAAGCTATGAATTAACAGTTGACAAACCTATCCTATTTATGATAGGATAGGTTATTAAC